ATTGTTTCTGATGCAGAGCTTTCTAATATGAAAGAAATAAAAGAAACAGAAACAGCCTTACGCAAAAACCTTGCTCAACTAAGAATGGCAAGGTATACTTTAATAGCTATGGGATTATTTACTTTTATGATGTTCATGCCTTTTATTAGTATAGAGAGAATTAATGCACTTGCAGAAATTTCTTCACTTTTCTACATTTCAGGCGCAGGCATCGTGGGTGCATACATGGGTACAACGGCTTGGATGAATAAAAAGTAATGGGCGGATTAAAAAAACCACAAAGGAGTTTAAAGGCTTGGGGTAAACAGAAGTGGCGAACCAAAAGTGGTAAACCTAGTACACAAGGGCCAAAGGCAACAGGTGAGCGTTACTTACCTGAAAAAGCAATTAAGGCTCTTTCGCCCTCTGAATATGCCCGTTCTACGGCTGCTAAACGAAAAGCAACTAGAGCAGGTAAACAAGTATCTAAACAGCCCAAAAAGATTGCAAGAAAGACGAGAGCTTATAGAAAGGTCAAATAAATGGCAGTAGTAGTCCCAGATATACCAGACCTGTTTGAAGAGGCGTATGCAAGAGCAGGATTAGAATTAAGAACAGGTAATGATTTAAGAAACGCCAGACGTAGTTTTAATTTGTTAACTATGGAATGGCAGAATAGAGGACTAAATCTTTGGACAATTGCATCTGGCACATTATCACTTAGCTCAGGCACAGCGACATACACTATGCCTACAGATACTGTTGATATATTAGAACACCAGATAAGAACAGGTACAGGCACAAGTCAGGTAGATACAAACTTAACAAGAATTAGTGTATCAACATACGCACAGCAAAGTGCAAAGAACACACAAGGTAAGCCTACACAGATATTTGTGCAAAGACTTGCTGGTTCTGTAACGGTTACAATGTGGCCTGTGCCAGATAGCGCAGATACATACACATTATCTTTTTTTAGAATTGTTGGTATAGATGGCATAGATTCTGGCATAGATGGAACCACTACATCGTTTGTACCACCTAGATTTGCACCATGCCTTGTATCTGGATTGGCATACTATATTGCTATGAAAAGACCAGAGGTCGCAAATAGAGTTGCCCCTTTAAAACAAGAGTACGAGTTTCAGTTTGAATTAGCGGCAGGAGAAGATCAAGATAGTTCGTCTGCTAGATTTGTTCCTTATAATACATTCTATGGAGGTTAATTATGTCTAAGAATATGGACCCAAGAGGGCCTATGAAAAGAAAAAAAAGAATGACAAATCCAAAAGGCAGTGATCCAAGACTAGCTGGTGGCGGCAAGGTAACTAGAATAAGAAAAGATAGAACTGGTCCAGCAAAGACAGGTCAATTTAAGAACCTTGTTAACGCAGCCAGAACTGGGCAAATCAGCATGGTAGAGGCTCAAAGAAAAATAAGAAAATTAGTAAAAGCCAAGAAAAGTGGTGGTAAATTAGAGGCCGCAAAGAAAAAAATTACTGATCCTGATTACAATGTAATGTCTGGTAGAAAAGGCAACCCTAATCAGAAAAAAGCTGAAAGCATGGGAAAAACTGGAAGAAGGGCAGGAAAGGTAGAAAAAGCTATTTTAGGTGGCATTGCACTAACGCCACAAGCAAAATTGGTAAAAAATGTCGGTAAGGTTGCAAAAAGGGTTATTAAGACTGCTAAAGATGTGGGCGCAGCAACAACAGGGACAGCTAAAACACAGCCGCAAAGAGGTGGCCAATACAGGATGGTTCCAAAGAAAAAAGGTAAAGGCAAGACAATAAGTGGTATAAGCAAAAGATCCTCACAGACTGCACAGGGTTTAAGATCAACTCCAAAGCCTACACTTAGCGCTTTAGGTGTTGCAGGATCTAAGCCTAAGAAAAAAACAACAACACCAACTCCTAAACCAAGACCAATGATGACTAAACCAAAACCAAGGCCAAAATCAATAGGCAAGAAAAAAATGTTTATGAAAGAGGCTAGTGGTGTATCAGGTAAAGATGCAAGAAAAGCACCTGATTCAAAGGTCGAGTTCCAATCTAAAGTCATGAAGAGGAAAAAATAATGGCTGTTAAAAAGAAAAAAATTAAAACAGGCGGTTTAACTCTTGAAGAAGCTAAGAGAAAAATAAATGACCCTAATTATAATGTAATGTCTGGCAGAATAGAAAAAGACAAAAATGTACAGACAGGGCCTAACAAAAGAAGAATAACAAAAGAAGATATGATGAATATTGGTATGGGTGTGTTACCATTTTCAAGAATACCAAAATTTTTAAGTCAATTACCTAGAATGTTAAAACCATCTCAAAGATTTCAAAGACTTGTTACTAATACACAAAGAACCAAAACACAGCCATTGCCAAAGCCTAGACCAAAAAGTTTAAGGTCTACAGCATTAACAAAGCCAAGGGCAACTCAGTTAAAAAAACCTAGTACAGCAGTGACACCTAGATCTAACGTATCTCGTATGTCACCAACAAATGCTAAAAGATTTCAGCAGATGGTTAACAGGGCTGTTTTAACTTCAGGTGTTTCTGAGCTAGTAAAGCCTAAAAAATCTGTTGCAGACACTAAACCTAAAACAAAAAAGATTAAAGGTGTAACCACAGGCCCTGAGCTTGATTTGCCTAAAAAGAAAAAAACACCAAAAGTGATTACAAAAAAAGCTCCTGTTAAAAAGAAAAGAAGTAATATTGTTCAAAAGGGAGGTAAGCCTACTTCATCCTACGATGCTCAATTTACTTATGATAATTTAGTAAAGAGAGGTGGTAAAAAGTTTGCAAAAGCAAGAATGTCACCAGAAAATTATGCAAAAGTTAAAAAGAAGGCAGGAGGTGGCGCTATGAAAAAACCTATGAAAATGACAGGTGGAGGCTCTCTAAAGCCTTTACCATCTGCATCTGATAATCCCGGTTTAAGAAAGTTACCAACTGAAGTTAGAAACAAAATGGGATATATGAAAAAGGGCGGAAAAGTTATTAAAATGCGTGGTGGAGGAGCCGCTACAAAAGGACTTAGATTTAACAGAGGTTACTAATTGTCGAGATTAATATGCAATTTACCTGCTGTTCAAGTATGGGTTAGAAAAGAATATTTACGTGATCATGAAGACGGACATGGTAAGTTTGTAAAAGGTATATGGGTTTCTTGCAAATCTTTGCCCGGTAGAGCGTTTTATTTTGAAACATATTTACCTGAATACGGAGCAATGTTTGACAAACTACCAATAAGCGCTTTTGTTAGTGAGCCAAAAACACCAGAGCCAGATTTAGATTTGTATAATTTACAGTTTTGGAATTGTATGGATTACAATGTAACCTGCATACAAAAGCAGTTTATAGGATCAATGACATACGAAATATATACGAGAGATGCAGGTAGTCTGAAAGGTAGTTATATAGCCACATTAGATAATTATCATGGTGACATAGATACAGTTGATTTTAGCACAAGCGAAACACCGCAAGAACACAAGTCACATAATTTATTGGAATTAGAAAACGGTCAATTTTGTTTGTATCCAAATAATAGAACAAGAATATACGATAACAGCTTAACACCAGATAAGCCTTTAACACCTGATTTTTTAGTAAGCACAGACTATTATCAAGTTGAAAATGAAGGTAAATTAGATAGATTTGGTGATAGCGATGAGTATTTTTATAAAACTAAGAAAGAAAAGTAATGCCTTACTCAGTTGGTAAATATGCATATGGTATATGTGACAAAACAGGATTTAGGTATCCGCTTAGAGAACTAATACCAGAGATTAGAAATGGCGCTAAAACTGGCATGATGGTTGGGTATGATGTGGTTGATCCAGACCACCCTCAGAACCATTTAGGAAAATTTAAAACAGATGACAGTCAGTCTTTGTTAAATGCAAGGCCAGATAGAATAGAGCCTGCAACAGAGAGACTGCTGCTAGTTGATCCATTTACAACAGCCGCTGCAGTAGGCGGCAGCACTGTTGTTACAGTAACAGAAAAAGATCACGGAAGATCCACATCAGATACAGTAAGATTTAGAAACTGTTTGGGTTTTGATGGATTAACAGCGGCTAACTTTAACTTAGCTACAGGATATGCTATAACTAAATTAACAGATGATACATATACTATTACTGTTGCCGCAGAATCTACATCTGGATCTATAACAGGTGGTGGTGTCTTTGCTACAGTAGGACCAGTTACTTTGGAGGCTTAGATGAGCTTTACATTTGCGCAATTAAAAACAGCAATACAGGATTACACTGATAATTCAGAAACATCCTTTGTAAATCATCTATCTGACTTTATAAAAGCGGCAGAAGAAAGAATATTTAAGAATGTTGATTTAGAGATATTTAGAAAGAATGTCACATCAGCATTAACAACAAGCGATAAGTTTGTAACGATACCAACAGATTACTTAGCATCTTTTTCATTTCAGATTACCACAGCAGGTAGTGAATCATTTCTTTTACAAAAAGATGTAAACTTCATACAAGAAGCATATGATGCTTCATCTTCCACAGCCAAGCCAAGATTTTATGCACAGTTTGATGCAAATAATTTTATCGTTGGCCCTACCCCAAACTCAAATTATGCAATAGAATTACATTACTATTATAGACCCACTAGTTTAACCGCTGGTGCAGATAGTGGTACAACATGGTTAAGCACTAATGCGCCATTTGCATTATTGTTTGGATCGTTAGTAGACGCTTATATTTTTATGAAGGGTGAGCCTGATTTGATACAACAATATGAGAAAAGGTTTATGGATCAATTAACAAGACTTAAAGATTACGGAGAGGCAAGAGAAAATACTGACGCTTACTCTGAGGGTCTACCAAGAGCGCAGAGAACATAGGAGTAAAATATGGCAACAGCAAACGCAGCAACCAACTATCTAGAAAGAAGATTGTTACATTTTATATTTAAAAATAACTCTCTTAGTTTTTCTAGCCCGGGAGACAGTATTTATGTAGGACTCGCTACAGCGGTAAGTGCAGCAGAAACAGGGTCGTTAACAGAAGCAACCTTTACAAATTATGCAAGACAGCAAGTTGCTGCTTCAGGCTGGACAACAATAGGATCAGATTCTACAGACACACAGACAGCCATAAACGCAAACAATGTAGAGTTTCCAGCCTCTGGCGGAACAAACAATACAATAACACATGTATTTATCGCAGACGCATCTAGCAGTGGTAATATACTTTTTGTTGGGGCATTAGATGCAAGTAAGGCAATAGCAAGTGGTGATATATTTAGAATTAATGCAGGCAACTTAACAATAGAGCTTAAATAATGGCATTAGTATTAAACGACAGAGTAAAAGAAACTACAACCACAACTGGCACTGGCACATTTACATTAGCTGGTGCAGTTACAGGTTTTGAGACTTTTGGTGCTGGTGTTGGAAACAGTAATACTACATACTATGCAGTTACTCTTCCGGGGTCATCAGAGTTTGAAGTGGGATTGGGAACACTAAATAGCGACTCTTCAACATTAGCTAGAACAACAGTTATAAGCAGTTCTAATAGTGACAACGCAGTTAATTTTAGTGCTGGTACAAAAACTATATTTTGCACAATACCAGCATCTAAGTCAGTGTTTTTAGATGCTAGTGGTAAGGGAAATTTAACATCTGTAAGTGCAGATTTTTCTGTGGGTGACGACCTAACAATAGAGGGTGGTGTAATTGCTTTTAAATCAAATAGTGGATCACCAGCATCTTTAAGAATGTATTGTGAAGTTTCAAATCTTCATTATCAAACACTACAACCACAACCACACTCTGCTGCTGCAGCAAATACATTAAGGCTTCCTGATAGTGGTGACAGTGGCACACAAGATTTAGTAGCCGTAGATATAACACAAACGCTAACAAATAAAACATTAACAACACCTACTATTACAACACCTGTTGTAAATGCTGGAATACAATTAAAAAATGGTGCAACAAGTGCGGGTTTCGCAGAGTTCTTTGAAGATAGTGATAATGGTACAAACAAAGTAACTTTGATAGGACCAGCTTCCACCGCAGATGTTACTGTAACATTACCTGCATCTGCTGGTACTGTAGCTTTAACATCTGATATCCCAAGCTCTGGTATATCAAATGGTAATGTTGCAACTTTTACATCTGGCGTTGCTGATAATGACTTTCTTAGAATAGATGGAACGTCTGTTGAGGGAAGATCTGCAAGTGAAGTGCTTTCAGATATAGGCGCACAAGCATCTTTGACTTTTGGAATATCAAATACAAATGCAGTTAAAATAGACAGCGCTAGCGTTGCAGATGATGAGTTTGCAAGATTTACAGCTAATGGTTTAGAAAGTAGAAGCGCATCAGAGGTTAGATCAGACATAGGTTTAGGAACAGCCGCCACTTTAGCAGTTGGTATATCAAATACAAATGTTGCGCAGTTTGGATCTGGTGTAGCAGATAATGATTTTTTAAGAGTTGATGGTACAACAATAGAGGGCAGAAGTGCTTCTGAAGTATTATCTGATATAGGTGGCACAACTGCTTCGGCAGCAGCAGATGAGGCTACAGCTTTAGCAATAGCGTTAGGATAATGACATGGCAAATACATTTAAAGTAATTACAAGAGATGTTGCTCCAGCCAGTGCTGGATCGCCTGAAACTCTTTACACAGTTCAAACTGGCAGCACAATTATCGTATTAGGGTTAACACTGGCTAATGTGCATACAGCACAAGTTACTGGAACAGTGCAACTTGTAAGTACGACAACGCAAACATCACAGACACAAAATACTACAGCGCATATTGTTAAGGACATACCAGTGCCAGTTGGATCATCAGTTGAAATCATGGCGGGAAACAAGATAGTTCTAAATGTAGGAGATATAGTAAAGATAGATTGTTCTGTTGCAGATAAGCTATCAGTGACCATGAGTTATATGGAGATCACATAATGCCGTATTTAGGTAACACAGCAGGCAATAGATTTGTAGCAGCAAAGGCAGCGACACAGTTTTCTGGTGATGGATCCACAACTGCATTTACACTAGACCATGCAGTGGGATCTGATGAAGATATACTTGTATCTGTAGATGGTGTTATACAAGAACCATCTGTAGCATATGCAGTAAGTAATGGAACAACACTTACATTTACAGGCGCACCATCAAATAACTCTGGTAACAACATATTTGTCTACTATTTGTTTAGAACAGTGGGTACAGTAAGTCATCCAAATAATGGTGCGTTAAGTGCGTCAACAGGTACGTTTACAGGCGATGTAACTGTAGATACAGATACATTAAAAGTAGATAGTTCAAATGATCGTGTTGGTATAGGTAATAATACACCTTTAGCACTTCTTGATATAAAAGGAAGCACTGATAGTTATGAAGGAATGGCAAAAGTTTATTTAACTGACAGTAACTCAAATTCTGATAGTCGTAATTGGTCTGTGGGAAATGGAGGCTCTGCTTATGGTACTCTCACTATTAGTAAAAGCAAAGTCAAAGATGGCAATCCATCAGCTTCAGGCACAGCCGATAATACTTTAATGATAGATAACGCAGGTCGTGTAACCATGCCACTTCAACCTCATTTTCAAGCTAGAAGTAGCGGTGGAAATAATGGTAATACATGGGAGACTGGGCAAGTTATAAAATTTCAAACAGTTGCTGTAAATCAGGGTAGTCATTATAGCACTACTACTGGCAGATTTACTGCTCCAGTATCTGGCTTTTATCAATTTAATTTTGTTGGTTTTGGATATAATGGAGGTGCTGTAGGCACTGCTACTGTATCAGTTAACCTTCTTATAAATGGAAGCGGTTATATAATGCTTGGGTATGAAAATAATGGTGCTGGTAATACTTATCCAGCAATGTCTGCTTCTTCTGCTGTTTATCTTAGTGCAAACGATCACGCTTCAATTTATGTACAGGGTTCGGGAATATATGCAGATACCTCAAATCTTTATACGGCTTTTTCTGGGTTTTTAGTGGCTTAATTAGGAGAAAAATAAATGGCAGACATTACAGTTAAATTAACAGACACTCAAACAAAATGTTTAGAGTATGCGTCTTATTCAGTTCAAGATTGGTGTGATAATGCAATACACAATAGAGCTAGAGTGGCTCAAGAAGAAATTATAGCAAAATTAGTTGCACATTGTAATGAAAAATCGATTGCATTAGCTGTTGGTACTGATGCACAAGTAACACAAGCATACACTTTAAAAGTTGTTGATACTGCAAAAAATGTAGAAGATAATCGATCTAAAGGTATTGGAGAGTAATGGATGGCATTAACAAAAGTAATAGGAGAAGGTTTAGGTAATCTTGATGAAAATATTACCTTTAGCACAGCAAGTAAAGGTGTTCATCTTGGTGTAACTTCTGCTACATCATCTAATCTGATCTCGGATTATGAAGAAGGAACTTGGTCGCCAACTACAACTAGTGGCACTGTTTCTGTTGTATCAAACAGTGCTAACTATATAAAAGTAGGTAGAATGGTTACTGTTTATTGTAGGTTAGTCTCTTTTTCAGACACGACTAGTGGTAATTCTTTTGCAATCTCAGGCTTACCTTTTACTATAAGTGTCGATGGAAATGATGAAGGTCATACTGGGGATGCTTGGGGAAATGGAATGGGAGATCATCGTAGTCTTTTCTTTTATTCAGCATCTGGAAATAATACTAGTACAAGCTCTTATTATGGGGGGGCTGGTAATACTTACAATCAAGTTACTTATAGTAATTTTGACGCTAACACTAATATGTTAGTAAAATTACACTACTTCACAACGTAAAGAGGAAAAAATGGCATTAACAAAAACAGCAGCAGTAGTGAAAATAGAAGTGGTAGGCGATTGGAATATTCAAGTGGCTACTGATACAGTTATAAAAGAAGATGGAGTAGAGATTAGCAGATCAAGGCATCGTCATTCTTTAGCACCTTTCGCATCATCATACGACACTATTACTAAAAAATGGACACATACTGCCACAGATATTAGTAAAGAAGCCACTAACGTACAAGCGATAGCAAATGCAGCTTGGACAGATGATGTGAAGGCTGCATACAAAACTTCTACAGAATCACAAGGGATGTAAATAATGCCATACATAGGAGTCAGTCCACAATTTGGAGTTAGAAGAAAGCACACTTATACTGCTACGGCTGGGCAAACTAGTTTCAGTGGTGCAGGGTCAGAAGGTGCAACATTAAGTTACACAGACTCTAACTTTGTAGATGTATATCAAAATGGTGTGAAGTTAGGTGATGCCGACTACACATCTACAAGTGGTACAGCTATTGTTTTAGCTCAAGGAGCGTCAGTTAATGACCTCGTAGAAATAATAGTTTTTGATGCTTTTAGTGCAGCAGACACTGTAAGTAAAGCAGATGGTGGTACGTTTGATGGCAATGTTACTATGGCAGGTACACTTGGAGTTACAGGTGCTACTACATTAACAGGTGGTGTGTCAGGTAATACAACATTCAGTAATAATGTTACTGTAACAGGTGACCTTGCATCATCTACAAGTGGCACATCAAACTTTAGAGCAGGTGTTAATGCAGGTAACTCTATTGCAAGTGGTGGTAATTATAATACTGTAGTAGGAGATGAAGCAGGAACTGCAATTAGTACTGGTGACAACAACACCTTTGTAGGATATGTCGCAGGAGATGCTGTTACAACAGGAACAGAATCGGTTGCTGTGGGTTCAAATGCTTTAAGTGCAAGTGTTGGTGCTGATAAAAATACTGCATTAGGTGCTTATGCTCTTAGAAATGATACAGAGGGTGAATCAAGTGTTGCAGTAGGGCATCAAGCATTAAATGCACAAAATTTTACATCTGCTACAAGTGCCTACAACGTAGCAGTTGGAGCAAATGCAGGTGTATCATTAACAACAGGAGAACAAAATGTTTTTATTGGTGGATTAGCAGGTGATGCTTGTACTGATGATGACCATAATACTTTTGTTGGTTATAATGCTGGTGGTGCGGTAAATGGTGGTTTTAGAAATACATTTATTGGGAAAAGTGCTGGTGATGCTGTAACCACTGGTGATAAAAATATAATTATAGGAACTTATAATGGAAATGAAAGTAGCTTAGACATAAGAACAGCAAGTAATTATGTTGTGCTATCAGATGGCGATGGTAATGTTGCAGCATATCGCATAGGTAATAGTGGTGGAAGGCAATGGCATCTTATAGCAGATGCTGATAGTGATATAGGATTTGCTATAAAAAACCAAACTTCAGCGAATCCTTATGGTGTATCTATTCAATTTACAAATGAAGCTAATAATGATGGTAATCAATATTTTTTAGTTTGTACTGACAGTTCTGCATCAAGATTGATAATCTATAATAATGGTAATGTTGTAAACACAAATAATAGCTATGGTGCAATATCTGATGAAAAACTTAAAGAACAAATTACAGATACATCATCTCAATGGGAAGACATAAAAGCATTAAAAATTCGTAAATATAAAATGAAAGAAGAAGTTTCTGCTAAAGGTGATAGTGATGATTTGTGGCGATTAGGTGTTGTTGCACAAGAACTTGAAACAGCAAAAATGAATGGTCTTGTTGAAGAAACTGTTGATAGAGATGAAAAAATGAAAGATTTAGGAACAACAACTAAATCAGTTAAATACTCAGTATTGTATATGAAAGCAGTAAAAGCATTACAAGAAGCAATGACAAGAATAGAAGCTCTTGAAGCAGACGTAAAAGCATTAAAAGGTGAATAGATGACCAAAGCAGCAGAATTAGCAAAAATGGGTGAAGTCCTAACCAATAGTCAGATTGGTGGGCGAAGAAATATTCTCATAAATGGTGGTATGAATGTGGCACAGAGAGGTACAAGTGAAACTGGAGTTGGTGCTGCTGATGGATTTTTTACTTGTGACAGATGGGGTGTTTATCAAGGAGGAACAGCAGGTAGATTAACCATGACACAAGATAGTTCAGGACCTAGTGGATTTGCTAATAGCCTCAAACTTGATTGCACTACAGCAGATACATCCATAGCAGCAGGAGAATATTTTGCGATATACCAAAGATTAGAAGGACAAGATGTACAACAAATTAAAAAAGGCACTAGTGATGCTGAAAATATTACTGTTTCTTTTTACGTAAAAGGCAATGCAAGTGCCACATATGCTGTAGAGTTGTTTGATAATGATAATACAAGACAAGCATCACAACTATTTAGTGTAACAACAGATTGGACACGAG